GTATTTCATCTCTTTATCTCCTGTAATAGTGCGGAAGTGCACCACACAAGCCACTGGTTCTAACATGTTAGAAGTCAATGGCCTGTAGGGTTATTCCCTATCTCCAATCAGCCAGCCACTCGAACGCATCAGCCACGCTCACATTGGTGCAGTCTGCACTGACCGTAGGGTCGCCACCTACAGTGAAGTAGCGCAGGCAGTTGTAGTGCTTCACTGGCCTGATCGCTGGGCTAGTCTGGATGCACTCGTGAATAGATAGCGCCGAGGTAAAATCTGAGCTTACATACTCAAACTCAAGCGTGTCCTTGCTAGGCTCCCAGTTATCACGAAGAACGCGCAGCGCAGCCGCCGCCTCATTAGCATAGTCGAGGAAGAACCGCCGCACGTCGGTGCTGTCGGTGCTCGGGGTGTAGTCCTGCACAATGGCGTCCAGTAAATCCCACAATGGTAGTGCAACGTCCCCAAACCCGCCGCACGAGTACGCTACGCCAGAGTCGTCCATAACCTGTACCACGTCCCCGAAGTCAATGCAGTTATTAAAATCCGACGCGATCGGGTGCTTGCCAGACGCCTCGACTATAACGTGGTGCGTGTCGGTGCCTGTTTCGCCCGCCTTATCAAAACTATAAATATTTACTTGCTTACCCATGTCTATGCCTCGTTGTTGTCGTTAAATTCAAGTACCGTCCCAAGGTGCATCAGCCCCTCGAAATTCAGCTCATTTATGTCCAGCGGAAATGTCCCGTCTTCTGCATCGGATACCATTGCAACCATCGCCAGACGCCAGCACTCTTTGATCGTTTCTTTGATCGTTTCCGCTTCGCTGTCGATGTGGTTCAGGGCGTGCTCCCACGTCCAGTCTTCGATAGGCTCCCAGACACACATGCCAATAGGCTCCCGCTCCTCGCTCACTGCTGCTACCAGCTCTTTGTAGTGTCCATACCAGTCCAGCTCTTTGTCCTTCCACTCGTCCTCGTAAAAGCACATCACTTGCGCCGTTGCCAGCCCGTACGCCTTCTGATCTAGCACGGGTTCTTTATGTGGTACGTGTTTCATCTCTTTATCTCCTGTAATAGTGCGGAAGTGCACCACACAAGCCACTGGTTCTAACATGTTAGAAGTCAATGGCCTGTAGGGTTAGTCCCTGCTCCTGCCTACAACCTCATAGGCATAATCACCCCGGCAAGGTCTACGTTGGTGTGTGGGTCGTGCGCCTCGAACCGCACCGCACCGTCTTTATCTGTAATCATCAGCTTAACGCCCGTCGCTCCAACTGCCTTGCAGGCCTGCCCCAGTGCAATCAAATATTCAGGGTTCACACCGACGAAGTGCACCTCCTTCCCCGAGTCGGCCTGCATGACCGCTTCAACGTCAGGATACGTCCCGTCTACCGTCTTCGAGTTTGTTACCTTCTCCACCTCCAAGTCCGTAGACACCAGCGACACTGCCTTGCTCGACGGCGACGAGATCACAATCGTCTGGTCAAGAATTGGCAGGCCGTCCTTCGTCGCGTTCCGGATTGCAGCATTGACCGCAGTGATAGGCACGATCTTGTCGTCCGTACCCTCGCAGACAGGCACCCCGTCGTTAAAAGGGAAGTCGTCCGTATCATGTTGCAGGTATGTCGCCTGCATCATAATGTGCCCGTTGGTCGTGGTCATTTTCTCCGCTCCCATGTGCACCCCGTTCAGGTAGTATCGAACGTCCTTTTGTGCGCAGCATTTAGCGAGTGCGGTGAGTGTTTGCTTGTTTGTCATTTTCATAGTGTGTCGCCCCTCTGGGCTAAGTTATCTAACATGTTAGAAGTTAAGAAATTATCGGTAGGCGCTTGCTTGCTTCCACCAGTCGTGCATAGTTGGCGTCCACCGTAGCGAACCCATTAACCCGCTCAGGAGATACCAGCTTGTACCCGTCGGGCTTGTCTTTCGGCTCGCAGATGATTACGTCTGATTCCGTGTAGCTGTCAGAGAGCTTATCTGCGTTCCGTACCCAGCGCACTGGCAGGTAGTAACAATAAAAGACCGCATACTGCAAGTTGAATTGTGCCTTGAACCACTTGAGCACCTCTTTACGAAGCTTTAATTTGTATTGGTCGAATGTCATACGTCGTCCCCCTTGAATAATTCACGTTTAAGTTTCCGTGTCTGGTACACATGCTGGAACACGTCCTGAATTGATAAGAACGTGGTGCACCGCTCAGTCGTTACCATGCACCCACAATAGGCCAGCGCTTCATTAATAGACTGCACACTGCCTGCAAGGCTCCCATACGCAGCGGGCACTTTAAAATGCTCGTTGCCGATGTTCACCTCGCAGTCGTAGTAGGTGTTGCCGTTCTTCCGGTCGTACCATGTGCCGAACTGCATTGACACCGTGGTGTGTATGCCAAGCGGTTTAAGTGGTGTGTCTGTCTGCATTTGTTTGCCCCTCTAGGCTGGTTGTGATGTGCCGCGTTCTAACATGTTAGAAGTTGGTTGGCTGGGACGTAATTGTCCCGCTGATGTATAGTTTCTCAATGCTTGATGCTTATGTCAAGCTTTATTACTAGTAGCTAGCTGTGTGTAAGCGTTATTAAGCTAGTTATTTATAAGTGGTTGATTTTCAAGGGAAGGCTGCGGACTAGTGAAAACGTGGGGAAAGAATCACTAGTTTGGATGGCGGTAACGTGTTGAATCTAAACGGTTAAATGGTGAACTAGTGAATTAGTGATTTTATTTGAGATAGGGGGGAGGTAAAACGGTGCGCCCGCGCCTGACAAAAATTAAAATTACAGGGGAAAGGCGCTTATAGATACCTATATATTATTAACTAATTCACTAGTTACTACTTATTTATTGCAATAACAACTACTTACAACGTTTCAAACTAGTGAATTAGCAAACCCTTATTAACTAGAATTTTGACATATCCTTGCATATCAATGGTTTATCCCATTATAAAATCACTAGTAGAATCACTAGTTTGCGTCATTTGCGCGTCACGCTACGTACGGGAGCACAGGCATAACAGCACTAGTGATTAATCAGGCCTCAGCACTGTGCCGCTGCGCAGCAGTAGCGAATCACTAGTAGTCTAGTTATTTACCTCTACACACCTACGCACACGTAGAGCACTAACTAGCTAGCTGGTACACTACCACAGCGCAGCCCCACATAGAGCAATCACTAGCAGTCTAGTTGCTCCGCTGCTGTGCGCTGCGCAGGTACAGGAGAATAACTAGCAGGTTCTAACATGTTAGAAGGCTGAGCGGTGCCGCTGCGTGCGTGGTAGTAGCCATTGCATAACAGGCGGCGTATTAATAGCGACGTATCTATAGTGCGACGTATCTAACATGTTAGAACTGCCTCACGGGCGTGGGCGCGGCGTATCTACGCGTGCGCGGTGATAGTAGTGATAGTAATTGAGGGCAAAAAAAATGCCCACCCCATTACAGGGTAGGCTAGTTCTAACAGGTTAGAATTATATGCTCGCTTGTTTCGCTGCTGCTGCCTTTTTCAGCGCTGCTGCTGAAACCTTGCGCGCTGCTGGCTTTTTCGCTGCCACCTTGCGCGCTGCCTTGCGACTGGCTGCAACAACTGGGACGACTGACTCTATCGCCACACTATAGCCCGCTTTATTGAACGCTAAGATTAGTTTTTGCTTGTTAGCGATTAAGGCCTTCACTAGTTCAGCGCTTGAATCAGCATGCCCGAACGCTGCAGTTATGCTGCTGCTCCATCCAGACTCTTTTATAGTCGCTGCTGCCTTGCGCGCTTCCTGTGGTACTCGTGCCGCTCGCTTTGCTTTATTGGCTGGCTTATTTGCTGCAGTATTAGTGCCGCGCTTATCTCCAATTTTTGCCGCTATCTTCAAACTGCTGGCGCTGTTGTTTATCTTGCGCGCTGTCATTGCGAGCACATCGCCGCTAGTCACTTTCTTGAATGTCTGCTTACCATCTACAATTTTGTCTTCAACATTGATTTTAACATCAGAAAATAAATGCAAGTTTAGTGCGTTAGTGACAGTGCTCCACAGGTTCTTGTCATGCTGGATGTGATACCCGTCTGACATAATTTGCTTTTTCGCAATGGTGACTAATCGCTTGCACTCCAATTGCTTAGCGTCTGCCGTCCTTAAGTCTGGTTTCACGTGGGCATATATAAGCGCTGCCAATGCAATGCGCATTGCGCCCACCTCTGCCGTTATCCTGTCAATGTTGTTAAGCTTTGCATCCTGTGCTTTTACGTTTACCGTGATTGCATCATAGTCCGCGACCTTAACTCGCTTAACTGCTGGCTTGCGTGCTGCTGTTTTCTTAATTGCTTTTTTCATATCAATGCCCCTCGTGGGCTAGTAAATAGTGGCTTCGCGTTATTGCTTACCACTGCCCACAGAGTACCAAATAGCGCCACTGCTATGCCTCCCGGCATGATAGTAGCAATGATAGTATGGGTAAAAAAATAGCACACCCCGAAGGATGTGCCGTTGTATTACAGTACAGCGTGTACGTCGTGCCGTGGCACACGTCGCTTGAGCTTGCGCTCTCTTGTGCTGGGGTGCTTCGCATGCTTCGCTAGCATCGCGTTCGACTTGCTTACAATGCTCAGCAGTGCAGCCAGCTCAGTCTTGGTGCAGGCATCAGGGTCTATGTTTATAGTGATCATGGCGTATGCCCCATGTGGGGTGTAGTGGTTAAGTGAGCCCTTATAGTAGGGGGGATGGACCCATCGCAGTCTGCGTATATGATAGTAGCCGTGTTTGCCTCATTACACGCGCCACTTTATAGAGGTTCCACTTTCGGCAATCTTTCACCCCTTAACCGCTCAAAAATTTTGGCCCAGACCTTTACAAAGGTTTCGCATTTAGCTACCATTCCGCCATGATCGATATAGCCAAACAACACCGGGCGTCAGGCAGCCCCAGAATCCTAGCCAAGTTCTTCACGAGCAAGGGCTACAGCCAAGCTGCCGAGTATCTAATCCACGACGGGCTCCGTACCCAAGAGATAAGGGACCCGCAAAATGCGTTTCGGGGTCAGCCCGGGATTGAAAAAGTGCACCCACTGATTGCCCTTGAGTATGCCCGCTGGGTAGACTATGATGCTTATGCCAAGCTAGTTATACGTAAGCTAAAATGAACCTTCCCGCCCAGACATGCAGCCCGAGCGAGCACGACATCGCTATGAACCTCGCCAAGAACCAGCTTGGTGATCGCCTCTCTGCGCCTGACTTTTGTGGTAAGTACGGAATAGAGATATTTCAACTGCGAGCGCTGGCAAAGAGTGAGTACTTCAAGCAGCTTGTGGCGTCGTACAAAAAGGAGCTGTCAGAGGACAATGAGGGCATACGCCTGAAAAGCGCCATTGCGCTCGAAGCGTGCATACCACGGCTATACCGCATGATACAGCACCAGCGCACTCCTCCTGCGGCGATAGTCTCAGGGGTGAAGCAGCTCGCGGAGATGGCAGGCGTTACCCGGGAAGAAAAGGCGATAACCGGGACCGGGTTCAGCATCCAGATAGATTTATCCGGCTTACAGAAAGCAGCCGACACGATCAACGCAGCCAACGCTGGCAAGACTGTTATCCAGATACAGGCGGAGCGGGAACACAATGTTTTAGATGCAGAGGTGATAAAATGAGTAAATTCGAGATGAGCAAACTGATTCCCGAGATGGAGAAAAAGATAGCCAAACACAAGGCACTACCACCGCACGTAAACAGAACGTCGAAGCGGCCCGATAAAATATGTCCTCAGTGCGCGCTGCGTAGTAAAGGTGAGTACGTCATTTGCTGGCACTGTGGGGCAGACATAGTGCCCCTCCCGGAAGGCGTTGCATGACTAGCCCGAACGTCGAGACGCTACAGTTTAAGCCACCGCTAAGCCTGTTTCCGTTCTTCGCAAGCGACAAATTTATCACGCTGCAGCTCGGGCCGTACGGCTCTACGAAGACGTCCGCAGGCATAATGAAAATTGCGTATCACGCTAAGCGCATGATGCCCTGCCGGGATGGCGTCCGCAGGTCGCGGTGTGTCTGGGTGCGAAACACGATGGACATGCTTAAAGATACGTCGATACCTGACTTCTTGCATTGGTTCCCGGACGGTGTGGCTGGGCACTACGAGAAAACGCGCAAGGTATTCACGCTCAAGTTTGACGACGTGGAGTGTGAGGTGATGTTCCGGGGGCTGGACGACCCGCGTGACGTACGGCGCGTACTTGCGCTGCAGCTCAGCTTTGCCATCTTTGACGAGTTCAGGGAGATCAATCCGGATGTGTTCTCAAACATGCAGGGACGGCTCGGGCGCTATCCGAACAAAACAATGGTGCCGCCTGTAGAGGGCGTGCACGAGGGCGGGTGTATTTACGAGGACGGATCGCTGGCAAAGCGCCTGTGGGGCATGAGCAACCCGCCTGACTACGACACCTACTGGGAGCAGTACTTCAACGACCCGCCAAGCAACGCAGCGTGCTACATACAGCCGTCTGGGATGTCTCCCGAAGCGGACTGGAGGCAGTACCTCGACAGCGACTACTACGAGAACCTGATCGAGTCACACCAAAAAGATCAGGACTGGATCGACGTGTATGTGCACGCGAAGTTTGGAGCGTCTCTTGCAGGTAAGGCGGTGTTCAGAAGCTTCGTGATGGACTACCACGTAGCGAAGGAAGCGATAGAGCCCCTTGTTTCTGAGAACCACCCGCTGATAATCGGCATGGACTTTGGACTGACGCCAGCTTGCACGATAAACCAGCAAGACCCGCGAGGGCGATTTATGACGCTCGACGAGCTTACGAGCGAAGGCATGGGCATACTACGGTTCTGCCGGGAAATGCTAAAGCCACTACTCACAAACAGGTTCCCCGGGTATCCCGTTGTTATCATCGGTGACCCGGCGGGCAGTCAGAGGGCGCAGACTGATGAGAAGTCAGTATTTGACGTACTCAGGGCTGAGGGCTTCACGGTCATACCAGCGAAGACGAACAGCATACAGGCTCGGATCGCGGCGGTAGAGGCCTTACTGAGTGGGCAGGTGGACACAGGTGCTAGGCACCTCATCGACCCACGGTGTCGCAAGCTCATCAAGGCGATGCGGTCCGGGTATCGATTCAAATTGAAAAAGAGCGGGGAGCTGGAAGACACCCCGGAGAAGAACTTTTACTCCCACATCGCGGATGCGCACCAGTACGCGGCTCTGCATGTAGACCAGACCTTCGGAGGGACATACGAGACGCAGAGCGCGGCGCGTACGGTCAAGAGGGTTAAATTTAGAGCGTGGACATAACCAAGAGGCATTAAAATGAGCGACAAGCAAGACGGCGGTACAAACGCAGTGGCACAGACTGAGTTCATGCAGGCAGAGAGCCTGATAGGCAGCTACAATGCTAACGACAGGGGTGACGTAGCAGCAATCAAAAGCGCGGCTAAAGCGTTTGCGCATGCTGTGCTAAAGAACTGCCCAGACGGACGCAGGAAAGCGATTGCGTTGACGCATATTGAGGAAGCGGCGATGATCGCGGTTAAGGGCATTTTCTCTTAGGCGCTATTGACAACGTACGCAGGAGTAAGTATTCTACCCACGCGCCCCCGGTAACTCCTACGGTCAGGTCTCATCTCCCTGCCTTCTCCTCTTACGCAAACACCGGGGGCGCACCTAACAAAGGCTACTCAGAGACACAACATGGCGTCCCATAAGATCAGCGAGCACTTTAGCCGTCACGAATTTGCATGCCACTGTGGCTGCGGGTTCGACGTTGCTGACGTGGAGCTGGTCACAGTCCTTGAGGACGTCCGCACGCGCTTTGGCGCGAAGGTACGCATAAACTCAGGGGCGCGCTGCCCCAAGCACAACATGGACGTTGGTGGCTCCCCCAAGTCGCAGCACAAGCTCGGCAAAGCTGGGGACATAGAAGTAGAGGGCGTTCCAGCCCGCAGCGTAGCAGACTACCTAGAACACAAATACCCAAACACCTACGGCATAGGGCGCTATAACGGGCGCACGCACCTCGATGTCAGACTACACCGCGCCCGCTGGGATAGGAGATGAAAAACTTTAACACTATAATGGCGCTAATTTTCGGTGCGGCTCTGCTCACTGGCTGTGCTACTACACAGATGGACATTGCCAACGCAGCAGGACGCTGCTTTCAGAACGGGGGAGTGTCGCATATACTCCCCAAGTACAACTCAACCGCTCGCGTAGTCTGTAATGACGGCGCTCACTTTACAATACCAAAGGAGATAGATGAGAATGAAAAAGACGAAAAAGATTAGATGGAATCGGCTGTATGTGTTCCCGATTGTGGCGGCGCTGGCGCTTACCCAATGGGCTTGCGGCGACGGGTTTGCAACGGGTGGTGCAGGTGGCACTGGGGGCGACATAAACGTAACCGGAGATAGCAACAATGTATGCGTAATCACTGCGGACGCGGCAGACGATAATGAGTCTGTCTCAGTTGATTGCCCTACGGGTATGAATCCTCCGCAAGCAGAGTCTCCAGAAAACCCCGGCACTAGCCAGAACGAGCCAGTCCCAGAATAATGGCTAGGCGGCTAGCTATCGTTGCTGTCTCTGCGGTCGTAGTATTCTACTCTGTGTTGATACTACGACTCGTAGTTGGCTCTGACAACTTCGCCGGGTTCTTCCGGGCGGCGGTTGCGACGTTCCAATGAAAAAAGTAGAGCGCCTCTCGGCCCCACTCAACGACCACGACGCAGCGGACGGTAGCGGGGAGCGCGTGCTCGATGACTGCCTTGGGTTCCGGGTGAAGGGGGTTGAATATTGGGTGGAAAAGGCGTTCCAGTCTGACTACGCGTCTAGGCCTTGGTTCTCCCGGGTGATTGTGAGGTGGAACAAGCTGGCTATCGCCTCTGTAATCCACGATAAGCCGTTTAGGCACGGCTATGTCTACAACAGGGACGGGTCAAAGCGCGCAGTTACCTTGTGGGAAATGAATAGGGTGTTTCGCTTGATAGCGCAGCACAGCCCCACAAACGAGGGCAACTGGTTTATGCGCACGTGGAGGTCTAAAGACCGAGCGAGCCCGCTGCAGGCATGGCTAAATTGGTCCGGATTACTCGCTGGGTCGTGGTGGTCGTGGCTAGGCCGACCAAAAACAGGTATAATATTCGGCAGCCGTCCATTACTTAGCCCGCTACAATGCCTACCCACGAAATGAGAGGAGACAGCAAGCATATAGGATTCCGGGAAGTCTGCCATGATAACGCGTGGTGGATAAACCCTCTTTTGTGGGCCGTGTCCCTAGTCTTAATAATGACCTTTTTCGGTGGCTCTTGTGCATGAATTGATTGGAATAAAAATAACCACATGGATAATCGCTGCTATAGGCGGGTTCGTATATGCGATACAAGTTGGGCACCGTACGATAGGTGGGCGCTTGGTTGGCTGGACTACTGGCTGCCTCACTGCTGTATTCGTTGGCCCCGGTATCGTGGAGTATTACAACTTTGACCTCGGGGTAGCCAGTGGGGTAATATTCATCACTGGCGGGTTTAGCGGTGCGGCATGGGTTACGATCCTAGGCATCGTAAAAGACCCATACGGTTTTGCTGCAAAGCTGCGTAAGATAAAAAGAGGTAAATAGCTGTGACTGCTGCTGCATATTCCACAGCCCTTGCAGACATATTCACTGACGGCACTACTACTGGGTGGGCCGCGCTCGGTGGCGGTGCTGCTGGCCTGAACCAAGAGACAGACTACTTCATACAGAACACGTCTATGCTCAGCAAAAACGCCTTCGCTAGCGCTACGAAGGGCATGATATACAATAGCGGAGCGGACTCAGGAGGCTCTGGCGTAGACGGCGCGTTTCTATTCTGGCTAACCCACGCCGCTCCGAACTCGCTAGCTGTCAAGGCCAGTGGTGGTATGCAGGCGCTCGTAGGCTCCGCTACAGGCGCGTATGAGCACTACTACGTAGGCGGCAGCGATACTATGGTGTTTATGGGCTGGGAGCTTTGCGCCATCTCAGAAACTATAGCAGGGGATGCTACAACAGGGACACCCTCAGCCACAGTGGAGTCGCATTTCGGGGCGCTGTGGAACTTACCCACGGGCGGCCCAACTAAGGGCGCGCCCAACGCTATTGACGCTATTCGGTTTGGGCGCTGCGATGCTACGGTAGAGCACGGCACTGGCGCAGACCCGGAGGCGAATTTTGACGGTGTAGTCAGCAACCTAGACTCGATAGCTAATCGGTACGGCCTGATGTCGCAACCAAAACCTAACGGGCCTTTCGATAATAGCGGCCTGCTGCTGATAGGCACCGCCACTAACCCGTGCGAATTCAAGGACTCGAACAAAACGATATTCCTTCGTGCCCACGACCACGTAACCGCTAACTTCCATACATGGGAGCTAAGGAACGTCAGCTCAATATTCACGCTGGATAACGTAGCAGTAAAGGCGCTGGGCACGGCAAGCAGAGGGCGGTTTGTCCACACAGACAACGGAGTAGTGGCGTGGACAACGTGCTCCTTTACAGACATGGGCACGTTCCAATTCAAGAGCAACGCTGTTATAGACAGGAGCACATTTCTTAACTGTAGGGCTATCTCACATGAAGGGGGCAACCTCAGCGGCTCCATCGTTACAGATACTAACGTAGCTGCAGACGCAAGCGCGCTTGTCTACGACGTAGCTGCAGACCCAGACGGCGAGATGGACGGCATGAGGTTCGAGATGGGGACTACGCTGACGCACGCAATAGAGTTTGGCCTGAACTCCCCGCTTACAATGACGCTGCGGGGCATAGACTTCGCTGGGTATAACGTGGCTAATGCGTTGAGTGACAGCACCTTGCACATAAAGCGCACGGTAGGCACGGTTACGATAAACATTATTGGCGGCTCGGGCACGGTTTCGTACAAAACAGACGGCGCGACTGTGGTGATAGTACAGAACCCAGTAACCCTAAAGGCTATCGTGACAGACCCAGACGGGGCGCTCATCACCGACAGCACAATTCGCGTACTCGTTGAGGCCGCTGCGGGCGGGCCTCTTGCTGCGGGCACTGATATAATCAGCGCAGCGACAGATATTAACGGGGAAGTTGCTAATACGCAGACATACGCAACAGATCAGCCTATAATCGGCTGGGCACGCAAAAGCGCGGACGCGCCGAATTATAAGCAGTTTCCTATTTCCGGCACGATAAACAAGGATAATGGGTTAACATTGAATATCAAGATGGTTCCAGAGTAACTACAGGGCAATAACATGGCTATTTATGACAGAGACGCAGTACCAGCAACCGCTGTAGCCGCATGGCTGGCGCAATTCAAAGCAGCGGCTTCCGGGGCGATCACCTTTGTCGCGGGCACCGATACGTTTCACGTATATTGGATGCACCGCGCGCTGCAAAAGATAGTCTATGATTTTGCTATATCTGGCGATGACGAGCTTACGCTGGCGAAGCCGAACCCCTCTACCTCAGAGGCGCTAGGCACGATCATTACCTTGCTCGACCACACTACTGACTACGCTGTGAACTACACGATCACGGACTTAGTGGCGGAGTATCACTTCGGTGGCTCGATTGAACAGAACAACGGCGATGATGGCTACTACGGGGTGAACGTGGAAGGCGCGCTCGCTACGCCTACGCCGCTTAGCGTACTGCAGAACCATACCGTACTTACCTCACACTGGGGCACAGGCAAGAACCAGACAGCTACGAAAACGCTCATGCGCATCCTTGTGAAAGGACGAGCGGGCGGGGCCGACATCGATAATAAGATTTGCAACGTGAAGGCGAGTAAGTGGTTCGATACGTTCGCTGTCTGGGAAGTAGTGCTGGGACTGGGCGAGGCTTCCGCAGCGATCATCACCGCGAACGACCCTCAGAACGACACTGCACTGGTAACGGTGCAAGGCTACGCAATCGCTAAGTCGGAAGGGTACAAACTTATCGACGTTGACGGCAACGGTAATAAGGCTTTTATGGGCGAGTGGAGCCATAACGCGCTAGGCAAAAAAGCCCTGTCAGAATTTGTTAAGGCCATCTTGGTTGACGGCACTATTGACACGCTATACGGTGTCCTTGGCACGCTATGGACAGGCCGCATTTACGACGCGGTTATCTCTGCGGGCGCAGGCGTATGGGTACAGAACGAGACGCTAAGCTGGGGCGTAGGCGCAACGGCTGGCACAGGCAACTTGGTCGCGGTGGACAGCACGGCTGGCGGCACTACTGCGCGGCTATTGTTCCACCTCAACACAGGCGTTGCTCCGGGGGACACAGTAGTAGTCACGGGGCTGGGCGCTGCAACTGGTACGGTTAGTGGCACGCCTGTAACGATCACTACCGATCCGAACCACCTAGGCTTGTACACTGGCTCAAACTGGATCGGCGCGTACGGCATCGGTATTATCGCAAACGAGCTTACCTTTGGTGACTCAGTTACCTCACTGGACGGCGAGCAGCCAGTAGTGCCACAGAACGTAACGGTGCTGGTAAATGTGGAGGCGAATAACACGGCCCACGACCCGCACGTATTCCTCGCGGAGAAAGATGCGGTGCTTAACGCTCCTGATTACATAACCAATGCGATCGGTGCGGGCAACACTGCTGCTGACCCTGACTTGGTGATGACTACGCCTATCGCGTCTGACATCCCGCAGGACGGCTGGATACTCATCTTAGACACCACAGGCGGCTCTGTTTCATACGAAGCGTACCACCACAGTTCTTGGGCAGGCTCCACGTACACGCTAGACATTACAGACCACGCAGGCGGGCTTAACTCCACCTTGACGAGTGGCGACCCAGCGTTCGAGGCTGTTCTGTACGCTTCGGCAGTAGGAGGAGGCACATCGAAAAGCGTCTCTAACACGTACGTGTACAGCGCCGACAAAACGCTGATCGGCTGGGTGCGCCACGGTGACCCAGCGGCCCCAGATAAGCCAGTGCCAATTTCCGGCACGGTCACTTCTTCCGGCTTAACATTCAATGTTGTGCTAGATAGTGAGTCGTAATGGCATACTCAGTCAACTGGGTGACGAGGAATATATGGATTCCCCGTTCTGATCTAATCCATCTTTCGGGCAGCCAGTACCGCCTCAATACTGCGGACTTCCATAAGGAAATTCGCAGGCTTGAGTGGGCGCTTGGCGAAGGGTTATGGGCGGCCCAGATAATTGAGTACAAAGCAGCGCACACCCTTGCGGGGACTCCGTTTGCCCCGGAGATAGAGATAATTAACGGGTTCACCCTCACCTTCGAGGAGTTTGCTGCTGTGTACTCAGTGGAGATAGACGGGGCGAACACGAACGTCGATGACGTAACCGTGATAAACAATGTGTCTATCCGCTCAAAGAACACAGGCGGGCTAGTTGGCACCAGAGAGATAACAGAGATTCATGGGCGGCTCGGGCTAGACCCGGATAACCCGCTGGTCACTAACAGCCTCAGCATAACCTTCGGAGGTGTGTCTATGGTGCTGTCTGAGACGGACGGGGAAGTGACGGTGACCCGGCAATGATAAACCCTAGGTCGATAGCTACATTGGGATTTAGTTGTGGTACGGCGCTAGCCGTAGCCACAATTGGGCTCATCTGTATCGATGCGACACAGGACCTATCCAACGACTACGCGCTAAACGCGAACACGTACACCACGCCCTACACAGTAACCAGCGACGCCCCGGCATACCGGGCTGCTATGGCGTTGCCTTTCGACTTTAACCTCACTGTGGAGCCTATACAGGCCGCTACAGTGGACAGGACAGAGAGTGTAGTAACCACGGCGCGGGAGCAGTTTACCGTGCAAACAGAGAAGCCTTCGTATAACATACGCGTTGATAAGGCGATAATGAACATCACGGTGATTTAATGGCTATCCCACAAACAGAAAATATCACAGTCCTGCAAGGAGCTACGTTCACTCGTGTTGTGCGATGGGACACGGGCATCCCTGTGTTCAAAGCGATCTCTGCTATTGACCAAGTGGCCCCTGCGGCAGTTAGCTGCGCAGCGCATGGCGTGCCTAGCGGCTGGCCTGTGGCTATCGTAAGCGTTAAGGGTATGGTGGAGATAAATACGGAGGACGAGGAGAAGCTAAAGAGCTACACTCCTGTGGAGCCTGTGGATGCAGACAACTTGATTCTTACGTTCATCGATGCCTCCTGTTTCCGCCCGTACGAGAGTGGTGGGTACGTTAAGTATAATGAGCCAGTAGACCTCACAGGGTTCTCTGCGCGTATGCACATCCGCAAGACTAAAGCCTCCCTAGTTCCAGAGGTAACGCTGGACGACGCGAGCGGGGACATCGTGCTTGATAACGTGGCTAAGACGATCAAGATAATTATCTCCGATACCGATACCGCTGCCCTTACGATTAGCAAGGGCGTGTATGATTTAGAGCTAGTCTCCCCGAGCAACGAGGTGTTCCGTATTATGGAAGGCTCCGTAACTGTAAGTAAAGAAACAACCAAACCATAGGTATTACCATGTCCGCTTTTTCCGATTATTATGAGAACGCTATAATTGACCACATGCTGCGCAACCAAGTGTTTACGCCGCCCACTACGCTATATGTGGCGCTGTTCACGGCGGACACAGGGCTGGAAGCAAATAACCCCTCAGTGGAGGTTACTGGGGGCGCGTATGCAAGGCAGATTATAACGCTAACTGCCGCTGCCGCTGGGGCGTCAGACAACACCGCTGACATTATATTCCCTACGGCCTCAGCGTCGTGGGGGTCAGTAACCCAAGCGGCTATCGTCGACCATATATCAGCAGTAGATTGGGGCATAGGCGTTAACGTGCTTATGTGGGCAGACCTTACCGCACCGAAGACAGTGAGCACCAATGACGTGTTTAAGTTCTTGCTCGGTGAATTTGACGTGGTTGTTCAGTAATGCGCAAAGATATAGAACGCCTAGGGCAGCACGACGTAGAGGACGTACTTACCGAGCTTGATAAGGCGTTCTACGATATTCCGTTTGAAAACTCTAACTTTCAGAACCTTGCGTTCGTCATGGCAGCACAGCAGACTCCGGGCAGAGCGTATAGGGCTATCGGCCTACGCATGTTTTCTAAGATACGTGCCATCAAGGCGAATATGTATAACCAGCGCCGAGCGGCGATTGCCCTAGAAGAAAAACAAGCTAAGGTGGACGATGCTGCTACTGACGCGTACGAGCGCAGACAGCTACAGGTTGACCTAGACGAAGCCGCTGATGGAGAAGCGTGGGGCGACAAGCTACTTAACGACGCACTGCAGGAGCTTACGTGCCTATACACTGAATTTAAGAAGTTCCCTGCGTACACTAGGGAGGCGTTTGAGATCGAGGAGACGGCGCATTTTGAGCAACGCCTCGTTCGTGATTCACAGTCAAGCGGGGCACAAACTAGCCTTACCAACATGAAAGTAGACTTGCCCAACTGGGACGCCCTACTAGAAACTACGCAGTCGTTGCTGGAAGCGCACAACTTATTAGCTAAAGAGTAGCACGCGATATGGCGGTTCCAAATCCTATTGCGATTAAGGGAGTATTCAACGCAACGCCGTACACCTCGCAAGACGGCACCCACGGGTCGGTAGTAGTTCTTGGTAGGACAAATACCAAGCCTATGTTCATGGTCATAGCTATCCTGCAGGAGGAGATACAAGGAGCAGCAGACCCACTACCCACGATAGACGGCAGTAGTACAGGCGTGGAGTACCTCGGCACTATACAAGGCAGCGGGGGGACAACTCACCCGGGCATAAGCCTATACATAGGGCCACAACCCTCCGGCACGGCCTCGCTGCTTGTAGAGTGGAGCACAGTGGGCGTGCATGATACGTTCATAATGGCCTCTACTATATTGGAGGCTGACCCAATAAACCCTGTGCGGGCGGCGGTAGGCACCTATAGCGGCTCTGGCTCTGGTGGCACTGCAATAATCGTGCCTGCAACGAACGACGGGGCGAACGACTCGGCGTTTTCCGTGTACTCAGCAGACGGGAAAACACCCTCTACTACGCCCTCTACTACCTACGTTGTAGCGCCTACTGACGTGCATCCGGGCGTAGACTCGGACACGGGGGGCATAGTTCTTAAAAGTATGTTCGATACTAACTCCTACACATTTGAGTGGGGAGTTAACGGGCCTAACCATGTAGCGCAGTTCATTGTAATACTACAAGGCCTGCAGCCAGTTTCGGTGCCAGCGGCTATAGTTGCCACGGGCGTAGGTACGGTGACAGCGCACCCAGAAAGCGCCGCTGTGGTTCACGAGGCTGCAGCTTCGCTGCTGGGAACGGGGGCGATAGTTGCGACATCCACTGAGCTTTTATACTACGACAAAGGGTACGTGCTCGCTAGGGACGACGGCAAGTACGCGGCGGCTGACAGCGTAGAGGCATACGTGCAGGCGTTAGACATTACGACGAGGGCTAGCACTGCGTTGCCCAAGGCGCAGAACAACACTAGCTCAGTCGAATTTCCGTTGGTAGGGTATATAGCGGGCGGGTTCGATAGCGGGGGCGCTATCAACTACGGTGATGCAGTGTCCTACGTCCAAGGCATGCTGTACAGGACGGAAACAGCGTACGAAGCCAACGCGGCGCTTGTTCGCAGGCTTGAGCCGCCTAGCGCAGTGGAGTCTGCTGATGTAGGGTATTTCTTAGGAGGGGAGCTTCTTAAAACCACAGCGTATCTGCCGTCTGATAATGTAGAATCTATTGAGCGGGCCAGTGAGTCTATGTACCAGCGTGGCATAGCGCTGGCAGTAAAAATATCAGGCGCAGGGGGCGCTAGTGCAGACAACGCGGGGTATTTGCTGGGTGAAGCGTCTGACACCACTACCCTTGTGCGGAAATACGAGTACAGCACTGACGCCAGCTCCTCGCTAGCGGTGGGGTGGTCAGCGGCTTCGTTTGGCACCGGAGGGACGCAAGGGCCGACTAAGGGGTTTTTCTCTGGCGGCAACGATTTCTTTACTGATGGCTTGCACTCATTGTTGTTTTCCACTGAGACTCTATCCCAGCAGAGCAACTTTATGTCGGATGATCTGGGCAGACGAGCTACGTTTACAGGTAGAGAAAACGCGTACTGGGTGGGTGGCTACGAGGTGGGCGGGGCTAACGAGGTGTCCACAATAGAGGCGCACACGCTAGTAACAGCGTCATCGGTTAGCGTCGCAGCGGCACTGATAACAGCGAAGTCTGGGCTTATGGCGGTTTCCGCGCTAGTTAGCCCTGCAGTACGTATGCGAGGAGTGGGCACCATAGGGCCAATAGCGACGAGAACCCCACTTGAGACCAAGTACGCACAAGCGCTGCTTAGGGGCATCGCACAAATAACAGCCGCAGATAACGGCCCTCGCAGCCACTACGCAACCGCTAGTCTTATCGGGGCTAGTGTTGCGCAAGCCGCTCACGCGCCTGTTGGCTGGGAAGTAGGGTACATACTGGGCAGGGAAGACAATGGCGCTGATGCGTATCCGGCGGAGGAAGGCATAGAAGCATACTACCCTGATCTGGAGGTTATAGTTTTGTGCAATGGGGCACTATCGCATGAGGGCGGATATGAGGGCCCCGCCGCTGCGTTTAGCGGGGAAGTTGGGTACTATGCAGGAGGAGCGTCGCTTGTTACCCCAAACAACATAGAGACGTTCGTATTTAACACGGAAACTGTAGGCTCCTTATCGGTTGATTTGCCTACCTTAGTGTTTCACACAAACGGGTCACAATCGGGCGATAGTGCGTACTGGACTGGCGGTTGGCTGCTTAATGGATTGCAAGAGCGCACTGATGTCATGCAAGGCATGTATTTTAGTACAGAGGCGACACGCAGCATAACTGCGGTATTGCCTACGCCTATATCCCGCTCGTCGTCGGCATCGTCATCGCTCGCTGCCTATTTATCTGGCGGGGATACCCTTGCGTCTACGATAGGCACGAACAAGATAGATAAGCTGACGTTCTCCACAGAGACGGTAGCGGCTACCGCCATGCTTATGAGCAACACGGTATGGGGCGGGGCTGGTACGCAACAGGGCAGCTCAGGATACTTCGGGCTTGGCGCTTCCGGGGGCGATGAGTTCTTAGAGATAGACTTTGATACAGATACGGTCATCCTCCCGTACGCTGGCTTCACAGATGCGTACTCCGAAGGCACTGCGGTATCCAGCAAGAAAGTAGGCGCGTGGATGGGAGGGGAGCCCATGTCTTCATTCTACAATAGGATATTTACTATAAACCTCAGCACACACGCGCTTAGGTACTCAGTAGCTAGGATGCATAACTACCGCACAAACATAGCGGGCATGGACTATAACCCCAATAAGAGCATAGACCTTACTGGCATAGGCCTTATGGGCTTAACCGCGTATGCTCCGTTCGTAGAGGGGCAAGTGGCTATGCTTGGCGTGGGCGCGCTAACAATGATCGGAGAGAAAACTCTGCTAGCGGTCTTAGCTGCGCTGGGTATCGGCGTGGTTAGCGCTAGCGGTGTTATAGTAGTAAACACGGTTAACGGGCAAATAGCGATAGTCGGCAACGGCAGCATGCTGCTTACGGCGCTTAGGGAGCTTAACGCTGGCGGCGTATCCGTGGGCACGGGCACGCTAACAATACAAGCGCTGATGGAGAGGCTCGCCGCTCTTGGTGCACTTGGTGACTCCTTGCTCACCCCCGCAGCGGTGCAGGAGTACAGCGCTAACGCTATCCTGAACGGGGTTGGCATAACCACTGCGGATGGAGAGAAATCACTGCAAGGAGACGCCCTTGTTATTGGGGTTGGGTATATTTCCCCGGCAGGCAGCGCAGAGTTTACGGCTAAGTACGCGGGCATAGGAGCAAGCGAAGCGATACTGGCGGCTATGGCTGACCGCAACGCGGCGGCGGCGAACGTGGGCACGGGGCAGGCTACTCCGGAAACACAGGTGGAACTAAACGCGGCGTCACTGCAAGCGGGCGTAGGCGCGGTAGTAATGCCAGCAGAGATAAGCAGACTGGCTAGTACCGTAGCGAACGGGATCGGCGGTGTGGGCGCTACAGTAGTAGCGGAGCGGCTCGCTGCAGCGTATGCAGGCGGTGTGGGCGGTGCAGTGGTGCGAAGCAGGGTGGAGAGGGAAACAGCCCTGTCCGCGTCCGGGGTTGGCACAATGTTAGTAACGGCGGGGCTTGACGGCTCGTTCCAGTACCGTAGCAGGCTATCGAACATAGTGGTGCGAGCAGATTTAACTTGTGTAGAAATAGAGGAAAGCTCGCACCAAGCGTCCATAGAGGAGGATATTACTGCGGTAACGCAGGAACCAGTAGTGCATAATAGCCGTCTTGAATCCGATGCGCAGGAGATATATACTGCGGCTAAGAGAATCCCTTATGCAAAATGAAGCTGAGCAAGTAGCCTTTGGCCCGTGGTCGTTAGGCCTTGTTAACAACACCGATGAATACTCAGTCCCTTACGAGGGGCTACTCACAGCCGACGACGTTGACATCGATCGTGAAGGCATCGCTACTACCCGCGCTAAGTGGGGCCAAGAAGACGGTGCGCATTACTCCAGTGTATTCGAGCACAACGGCATCACTTATGCGGTGCGAGACTCCGAGGTAGGCGTTGTTGGGGACGCTCAGTTTACAAGCATAGCGGCGGTAGCAGGGCCGATTAGCTGGACGGTGCTGGACGGTGCTGCAGTGTACTCAGACTACACGTCGATATACACGATCCGGGACGCTGTAGCGTATCCCTTAGATACGGGCTTCTTCGTGGACGAGGAGGAAATGGAGTACCAGCTAGCGCCTATGCCCGGTGGGTCAGAGATACACGCATGGCGCGGTAGGCTGATAGTAGTCCGGGGCAACTCGCTTATATGGTCAGAGGCCCTGCGGTACGGAGCGTACAGCGCGGCAAGGAATTTTATACGATTCGGGGAGCGCATTTTTTGGGCGGTGCCTATGTCTACAGGGATATACGTAGGCTTGAGAAACGAGGTCGTGTTCCTAGCTGGGACCGACCCTAACCAATTTACGATCAAACCTGTGGGCGGCGAGTCTGCCCCGGGCGTCGCTGCGCTGCTAGATACACGACACAGCGGCAAAGGCGGAGAAGAACTTGCATTGTGGTTCACCGACGTAGGCATCGCCATAGGGCGACCGTCTGGGGAAGTGTCCTACCCGCAGGCAGAACGGCTAAAGGGATTGTCTCTTTTACCCGGCAAAATGGTTGTCGAAGGCGACCGTGTTTATATTTTCACAACTAAGGAGTATTAGCATGAGACATGCAAAAGATATTAGCCGTTTTGTCGCAGACGGTGATTTTAAAGCTACAGAGGGCGGCATCCTTATCCACAACGCTATTATGGCTCGTGGCATGTACCACCACACAGTAAACGGGAAGGACGAGCAGATAGACCACAATCTAGTCCCCGCCGAAGGCATCTTGCACTTGCTGGATGTTACGTTCGGTGTCGTTGCGAAAGAGGCCGCGTGGTATCTGGCGTTGTATAGCGGCAACGCTACTCCGGCAGTAGGCTGGACAGCAGCAAACTGGGTAGCGAACGCTACAGAAAACGTGAGTGTGTTGGAAGGCTACTCCGGTACTGTGCGGCCTACGTTCGTACCCGCAGCGGCGGGGGGCGGAAAGATTGGCAACTTGGCGGCTAGGGCGTCCTACACCATCGTAGCGACTACCTCAGTTACGTTCTACGGGGCGGCGCTAGTATCAGCGGCAAACCGGGGTGCGATTACTGGGGTGCTTGGTTCTGCTACTCGTTTCGCTGCGGCGCGTACGCTTAATAACACTGATGTGTTTCAGCTAGGGTACGAAGTAGAGCTGACTGACAGCTAATGTTCACGGGCAACGTCTTCTACAAAGGCGACATTGACGCCGGAAAGGCGGTGTTGCCCGATGCACTACAGCTAGGCCATCTGGTAAGCGCTATGAAAAGCGCGGCAGGGCTAGACAGTCTGACAAAGACGTTTGACCTGCCCAACGGTGGCACAGTGGAGGTCGTTGACAACCAGCACGTTAGCTCGATAACGATAACCCCTGTTACCGTGGAAGAGCTGGAGGCGTTCCGTGAGAGGACAGAGCCGGAAGACGAGTTCGGGCAGTTCATAATCACCCCGCCTATTCGCCAGTCTTGGCAGGAAGGCACTAATTTTGCTCAGGTATGGGGCGAAGAGGCGAACGTATTTGACGCCATCCCTTCGGTACTGAACACTAAGGGTGAGCTAGTAGGTGGCAACGCATACGTACAGGAGCAGTACTCTGGGTACGTTAACGACGAAGCTGGGGACAAAACGTACATAGCTGCGTTCGGGCACGACGCGCTTGGATACATGGAGTTTAGAGGCGAAAACCCTCTGCATACGTTCGTCGTCGCTTCTGATTGGGCGAGCTACTATAGAGGCCGCAGCGCGCTTACAGGACACGGGTTTGTGTACTCGGTTGGCATCCTGTGGTACGGCACGCTTATATGGGTACACCATCCAGAAGTGCCGGGGGACCGGGTTACATCGTGCTGCTACTTCAATAACCAGCTTATAGTCATCCTGCAGGACGGAGCGTTCCCTACTACGCAGTGGGCGGTATCGTATGACGTCACTATGCCGGAAGTGGTGAACGGCAAGGTGCAAGGTCCGCCTGTGGTCACGTTCGGTTCGTTCAATGTCATGGCTACATGGGATGCGCCGTTCAACCCTACTACCCTATCAAATAGCGACGACTACATGCCGGGGAGCACGTTTAACTGGACGTTCTCGCCAGATGGCAGCGTAGGAGTGAAACAACTCATCGTCGGCGCGGATAACCCCCTAACCGTCGGCACGTTCACTGTGGTGCAGCAGATAGAGGAGCTTGAGCTTACGGTCAACCCCACTACCTTCGTTACTGAGATTGCGTACGTGCGCCCAGCTACGGGCACACTACTAGCAGACTATGTAAGCGTAGCAGACCACGCGGAAATGTCTCCTGACAGGTATCCCCTGCGGCTAGGGTACACAGAGGATGGAGTCAGGGCAGAGTACGGCACGTATGCGTCTGCGGTGCTAGTGTCAGACGTGAACAACTTTGCAAACCTAGAGTTCAAACCCTACTACAAAGTAGGCGCGGTAATATACCTGCCGGACCTAGTTATAGCCGAGGTTCATGGCACGGCTAAGAGCGACGGCGCGTCCAACGATTACAACATGAGTTCCGTATCTGTGGCTCCCGGCATCGCGTACGGGGCAAACCTAGGAGACTACTACCAACGGCTAGGCGACGTAATGGGCGTGCCTTGTGTTGACCTGCGCACAGGCACTATGGTTGCGTGCGTATGCACTACGTCAGCTAGGTCGGAAAACGTGCTCCTGCCTGCTACGGATAACGTGTATTACATAGGGGACGTTAACAAAACTTTGTTTTTTATAACGAACCAAGGCGGGGCGTCCACGGTGTACCAAATACCCAAAGCTCCGGAAGTGCCCGCCGACATAGATCATTATTTTAGGATAGCGGAGTCCAGCCCTGACACGGTGGACAGCATAAATATAACGTACGTCCCTAACCCGGAGCTGTACCACGTTGGGGGCAACTACGACGGCTCGATACAGGTAGCAGATAACGGAGCTGCCTGCTTTGTAGCGCATACGCCGGGGCTGTCTAACGCGCTTGGGGAGTCAACGGTGTCCAACGCGGCTAGCGCGGTAGGGTGGGACATGTTCGTCGCTACCCCGCTAAGAGAGTCAGATGAGGATGACACGGTAGTCGGGTACGATTTCGTGTGGGTGCCTCCTGTAGCAGGTATCGATATAATTAACCGTGATGTGTCGTACAATATAACCAGTACGTATCGTGGCGCTGGGTACATAACGTACGCTAACTTGCAGGACACTGAGGGCTTATAAATGGCTACCGTAATTAACGACCTACTAGAATCCGCGTTTGTACGCTCCCTTACGGAGACGGTGTACGTCATTGCGGATGAGTTCGAGACGGCGGCGCTTAACGATGCAGCTTACACAGCGGAGGTGTACTACGTATTAGAGACGGCGGTTCTGAATGACTACGCGTACCCGTCTGCGACCACGCAAGAGGACGTGCTCGATACTGCGGCGCTGAACGACGCAGCCTACCCTGTGGCTCTTGTTACGCACGACATACTTGAGACGGCGGAGCTTAACGATTTTGTTACGCTAAGCAATCCAACCGCAGACGTGCTGGAGACAGCGGTTCTGAACGACTACGCGACTACGAGTGTCGTGGGCCGTATAGACATAACGGATACCGCAGAGCTGAACGACTACGTATCGTTTGGGCTGGAAGAGACAGTCTACGAAACAGCGGCGCTCAACGACAGCACCGATGCGATCATAACAGGGTACGTCCTAGAAACAGCGGTACTCAACGACTACACCACAGAGGGAAGCACTAGGGTACTCGACGTGCTGGAGACGGCGGAACTGAACGACTACGTGTCGCTCGCCGCTGTAGTATCGGAGACAATCACAGAAACGGCATACATATCCTCAGCGGTGTACCCAAGCGAGGTTGAAGAACGCAATGACATTTTTACCGCGAATACGGTAAACTGGGCTATGTCTGTGTACACGGGGTTAGAGCTTACAGGTAAGGCAGGGCGATACGCAGTTGCAGCGTCAGGCTTATATCAGGTAACTGCAGACTACGCCGACGCGGTTCTGGAAACCGGGTTCTCCGCGTTAGGCAGCGACAAACGAAAGGCGGTACGCAGTGCTTATGTGTACGCGGAGCACGAGTACCCACTAACAATTGAGGTAACTGCGGATGTATCAGGACAGGAACAGAGCCACGAGTACACCCAGATGGCGCGCAATGCTGACGACACACGGGCGGTTAGGTGCTCCTTCGGGCGCGGGTTCAGGAGCAACTACTACAAAATGAGGCTATCCTCGTCTGGCTACGCCCGTGCGATAACGGTCCTCCCTGTGGTGAATGCACTAGGTAGGAGAATATAGTGGCTTTCAGTGAAGACTACTGCGTAGCTACCCCAGCGCACGCCACGATAACGTCAGTATGCCCTGCGTCGTTTACTACTGCGCCTGTGGACAACATAGCGGCTACCGCACTAAGCGAAGCAAACTATGTTAACCAGTTTATTGCGATGCTCAATAACAACGCGGACGCCGCTGGAGCAGCCGCGCTGGTCGTAATAGACGACCTGTATAACTACCAAGCCCCACAACTGCCCGCAGTGCTCTACAACGCCCCTGCGTGGCACTACCCGCCTGTACACGGAGTAGACCCGGCTAGCATGCGCACGGCACCGTCTCCCGACGCAGTAGACGCGGTGGCATGGACGCCTACGCTGCTTAATGAAGTAGCACCTGCAGGGAACGCAATAACAGCGCCAGCTATATCGCTGCCTGATGTACCTGTCGCGCCTATTATCGGCGCAGTCGGCGCAGCACCAAACGCCCCGGGGGAGTACGTCCCAGACACACCAACGGCTCCCGGCTTCGTGTCGCCGGATCAGGAGATAGGCGATGCAAACGCCCCGTACCTAGCCCCAGTCACCATAGGCACGCCGGAGCTGATAGTAATAGACCCGCTTGACCTGTTCATAGATTACACTGCGATCCAAGAGGCCATTGACAGGCTCAGCAGCATATCCGTGGTAGGAGACGACATCCCAGAGTACACCGTGCTCATTCCGGAAGTATTCGATGTTATCGGGGGCATGCTGTCTGGCACCGCAATTGATACAGATCAAGTCTCTACCGATGTGCTGCCCATTCGACACGTATCTTTGTCGCTCGCCCGTAGAGGCCTTACCGTACCAGACGCAGTGATAGCGTACGATGCGTGGTTTGACACGTATATGCAGGACTACATCGCCGCTAGTGCTACCCTGTTCGACGCAGAGTACCGGGACAGCGTAGTCCAGTCCGCTTACGCAGTAGCGACGCAGGCTGAAAAAGTACTGCTTGAGATAAATCTGGGCATCCACGACGCCCGGTTCAAGTACGCTATGGAGCGCGCTAGGGCATCACTGCAGGTGAGTAAGGGCTTAGTCGCCTCATACAATGCGCAGATCGCTATGTTTGAAGGCCACGTGCTTGAATACAACGCCCAGCTATTAGAGCTGACTGCGCTCGCGCAGATCGTTGACATCGAGGTGGAGATGGTTGACGCGATTGCCCGCACTAACAAGCTGCTTGCCCGAGAGTTCTCCATCGAGGAGGAGGCTAAGAAAGTGCAGGTGCAGGTGCTAAAGAGCCAAGTGGAAGCGGAAGCAGCAAAGCTAGAAGCGCACCGGGCAGTAGTGTCGTCGTACGAGGCCGAGGTGGTGTCAGCGCAGAGCGCTATGCTGGCGTACACAGGCACAGTGGAGGCGTACACCGCAGAAGTACAGGGCGCGGAAAATGAGTACGACTTGTACGCTGCTAAAGCGCGGGGAATATCTGCGACTAACGACATGACGAGGACGCAGGTAAGAGGCGACGCGGCAAACTTTAGAGCTATCGCGGCTGAGGCCGGGGCACTTGCTGCCAGTGCAGGCGTAGAAGCGATACAGAAAATGAGAATCGCTAAGAGTGACGAGGCGGTTCACCAAGACAATTCAGCTACGAACAGCCTCGCTAAGTACGACGTAGCCACCAAGCTAGCTGAGTTCTCTGAGCAGGTGGCAGCGCTACGTAGCGATACAAGCAAAGACAGTGTGCGCCCGCAGGCTTCGGCTGACGTCGGTGACGCGATAGCTAGGTTTACGCGCACCGCACTAGACTCCGCAGGTAGAGCTGCTACTGCAGCCCAGTCCGCAAACGAGTCCCTTAGCAGAGCGTATGCTAGAGCGTATGAGGCGGCAGGTAGAGCCGGGGCCTCTGTGGCGTCAGGCAAGTTATCCGGGTTCAGAGCGTCGGCATCGATAAACGCCGCTGGAGCGCTTGATGCACGCCAAGGCTTCTCTTCCCGCGATGCTTACAGCGGATCGCTCAGTTACTCAGAATCAGACACGGCTTCGGAGTCTATATCAGCATGACATGGTTACCCCCATCGAATACGGACGACACGGTATCTGACCAGATATTTTCTATGGTTAAGGTGTACCTTGATGAGGCTGCTAACGCTGGCGGTTGCTCAAGTAACGCCCCTGACGCTCCTATTGTCCCGGTAGCTGAGTTTAGCAGCTCACTGGATATGCCACTGCCGAGCGCGGAGCAGTACGTTAACCACGTAGTCCCTAGCGATGGCGTAATCGATCCCTATGTAGCTGCCCCAGCGTACGCCGACACCTACGAGGACATCGCCTCTATCGCGCTTAGCGACGTGTCTGCGGCTATATACGGGGACTACGTACTGCCGGAAGGCCTACCAGACCACGACATAGGCGACCCTGATCTAGCGTACCCAGAAGCGGGCTACGTAACTGTGCAGCGCTACGCAGGGCTAGACCCTAACATCGAGATACCTGACATTATTGTGGGCACAGTGCCTACGTTCCTTGCGATACCCGACGTTACGCACGAGCTTAGCGACATCGAGAAGTTCGTAGGGGAGGTGCCGTTGCCGCCCACGCTGGGAGAGCTTACCCTGCTAGAGCAGCCCACCAAACTTGACCCAAACTTTAGCCCCGAGCTTATGGCGGCTATTGATAAAGGCCTAGATGGCACAGAGATTCTGCCCGCTAACATACAGCAGATAATGCTAGACCGAGGACTGCAGGAGATAGAGGACGGATTCGACGGTGCGGAGCGCAAAGCGTTTGACAAGTCTGCTAGCGCAGGCTTCTTTAGTACTAATGGCCCACTGGTGCACGCCCTTAGCGAGCTAGCGCACGACGCTTCCTTCGAGGATAGAAAAGTGCATGAGGCTATGCGCAGCGAAGTGTATAAGCGAGGGCTGGCGCAGCTCCAAAGCGCGATAAGCGCAGGGCTGGCACTGGAGGCTATGAACGGGGCGGTGCACCTAGACTACGCGGCTAAGCTGGTGGACACGCTAAAGTTCAACGTGGCTATGCAGATCGAATACGCTAACCTGCTTGTGTCGTCGTTCAATGAGCAGATGAGAGCGGTACGCTTGGTTATGGATGCGTACCAACGGTATATCTCTACTAAAACACTAGACTACCGGGCATACACCAAAGCACTGCTGTCTGACACAGCGGTGCTCGTTACGAACGAGGCGAAGGTAACTGCGTACGCTGCGCAGGTGGGCACTATCGCCGCACAGGCTGACTCTTACTCTGTGCAGGTGAAGTACAACACCCAAGAAATAGAGGAGTTCCAGACCTATGTAGCTGGGATACTCAAGAACGTGAGCATCGCAAGAACGAACATCGAGGCGTTCTCCCAGTCTACCAAGGCGTACAAGCAAGCAGTCAAGGTAGACACCGCTAAGATCGAAGGCTACGCGGCGCAAGTGCGGGCCACCGGATCAGCTACGGGCGTGTACGAGGCGAACTATGACTCCTACGCAGCGGCACAGGGCGCTAGGCGTAGCAACGACGAGGCGCGACAAGGGTGGTATTCCTCCAGCTTGCGGGCGCTATCCGGGGAGATACAGGAGTTCCAATCTGCTGCGCAAGCACAGCGGGAGTACCTGCAGACGCTAACCTCGTGGTCGCAAGGCAACGCAACTATGCACGGGCAGTACGCTGCCGGAGTAGGCGCTAAAAGCACATACACTAAGGTATTCAACCGACATTCAGTGAGCCTAAGCGAGTCTCAGGCAAATATAGACTTGGCGAACGAGGACGCAAGGGTTAGAATGGAGGCTCTAAATGCGCAGGCAATAGCAGTGCAGGAGAGCATAAACATAGGGTTGAAGTCCGCCGAAGCGACTACAGCATCGGGATGCGCGCAAGCAGCGTACTCCGTAAGAAGTATATCCGCAGGCATGAGGGCTACGGCTGGCATGACTGACTCAGGGGCGGCTACCGTCTCTACCGCACGCAACACACAGACACAAAGGTCTTACGCGTACCGAAAAACGCGCAGCATATCAACCTAGGGCACGAGCATGGCAAACAGATTCAATGAGCAGTTCCAGACTGCGCTAGACAGTAAGCTTGCGCTGCAAGACTCCCGCATAGGCGTGAACAATGCTAACGCAGGGCAGCTAATAGAGCAGACAAGGGCGATAGCCCCCACGGCTAGGTCAGCGATAAACCTCAACGACGCTAACGCGCAAAGTTTGTACGCAACCACGGGAAACAAGTTTGCTGTCCCGGGGACGTTCCCAGCAGCGGCGCCGGGGGTCCCTGACGGGTCCGAGCTAGCTTATAACGGGGTTCTTGGCTTTGCGGGCGGCGCAATTGAAGCGGGAAATGCGGTATCCAAGCTAGGAGGCAAGCCCGGGGGATACAGCCTCAATAGCGACCTCAGCGTCAGGGACAACAACGATAAGGGCTACGCAGACGGCGGGGTAGTCGGCTCCCCAGTAGATGCAGACTATGAGCTGTACCGCGCCGCTGCCAAAAACGCTGGGCTCCCAGAGCTGGACATGCAAGCGGCTATCCCTGCTATGGCGCAAATGCGCGCAGCAAAGAGGGCCAAGGTACTCAAGCAGATCGCCAGCGGGGCCACTACAAAGGGGTACGCTCAGGGCGGGGAAGTGGACGTCGGCGGAGCGCTGGTGCAAGGCGAAGGCACGGGCAAGTCGGATTCAATCCCTGCAGTTATCGACGGCGAACGCCCAGCAGCCCTGTCTAACGGAGAGTTTATAGTCCCCAAAAACATCGTGGACTATTTTGGCACTAAGTTCTTCGACGCGCTGGTAGAGAAAGCGCGCATGGTGGGCAAGAAGCAAAAGAAGAAAACCGCCCTAGCCGCAGGTGGTGTGGTGCCGGGGCAAGCGCCCAGCATGGCAGACGTGCGGCAGACTCGGGACACAGCACGGCAAGCGTACGCCGGGGGCGAGACTCTTTTTGCGGTGGATTTAGCTAGCTCGGTTAGAGGCAAACCCTTGCAGTACCAGCCACCTACGAACACGCCACAGCAGATAAGGCAGGCCATAGCCACGGAAAAGGTTAGAGCGGGCGTTATTAGAGGAGATATAAACTGATGCTAAACGTACTTTCAAACGATAAGCTGGACGCCATCGAACGTGCAGCCACCCTAGAAGAAGAGGAGCTGAGTTTCCCAGCTATGGCACTGGAAGGTGTCGCAGGGCACATCAACTCCTGCTGGGAAGCCGCACGAACGAACAAGCAAACGCTGGTTAAAGACCGCATCCTCGCTGCCCAACGATCTAGGCGCGGAGAGTATGACCCACAGAAACTTGCGGAAATACGCAACATAACTGGGGGCTCAGAGGAGTTCGGGCGCATCGTAAGTAACAAGTGCCGTATCGCAGAGGCATGGCTAGCGGACGTGTACATAGGCCAGACTGAGAAAGCGTGGACACTGAACCACACCCCAGTGCCGGAGCTAACCCCGGAAGACATGAAAGGCGTGGAGACGGTTATCCAGAAAGAGATAATGGAAGCCGTGTCGATACAAGGACAAGCGCCTCCTGTAGGCATGATACACCAGCGCAAGAACGAGCTGATCGATGCTGTGCGCATGCGCACCAAGGCAGAAGCAAAGATGGCAGTAGAGCGCATGGAAGACTTCATGGCTGACCAGCTATCACAGTCTGGGCATACGCAAGAGTGGTCCGACTTCCTCAATGATTTTGTTACCTATCCTGCAGCCCACTTTAAGGGGCCGATATACCGCAAGAAGCCTGCGCTCAACTGGGAAACGATAGAGGGGGAGTGGAAAGCGGTGCCGTCCGACGAGATCGTGCCCACGTTCCAGCGGGTAGACCCATTGCGGGCGTACCCGGCTCCCGGCGCTATATCTCCGCAAGATGGGTATTGGATAGAGCATATCTCCCTGTCCCGCATCGAGCTGCAAGAGCTTATCGGGGTGGAAGGCTACAACGAAGAAGCGATCCGCTTAGTGCTACTTGAGCACCACAGCAACGGACTATCTAACTGGCTTGGCCTCACCGACGCTAACCAAGCGGACTCGGAACGGGGCGACGTCACTTACCTATCTCCAGACCAAGACCTCGACGCTCTAGAATACTACGGCCCAATAAACGGGCAGCAGATGATTGACTGGGGCGTGCCAAAATCTGAGGTGCCTGACCCGGAGCTTGACTACGAGGTTACTGCGTGGCTCATAGGCAGACACGTAATCAAAATACAACTGAACCCTAACCCGCTAGGCGTCCGTCCTATCTACAAAGCAAGCTGGGAAGAAATCCCCGGCGAGTACTGGGGGCAAGGCCTACCAGACGGCTTGCGAGACATAGAGGGAATCACTAACGCTGGCATCCGAGCGCTGGTAAACAACATGAGCATAGCCAGTGGCCCACAGGTGGAGGTAAACATAGACCGTCTCCCTGCAGGGGAAGACATCGAGGCTATGCACCCGTGGAAAATATGGCAGACAAGAGATAGCCAGTTTGGCGGCGGAGGCACTGGCAGTGCCGTAAACTTCTTCCAACCAGACATGAACGCTGCGGCGATCATAGCAGTGCTTGATAAGTTCTACGAGTACGCAGACGACTGGAGCCTGATACCTCGGTACATGGGCGGCAGCGACAGTATCAGTGGTGGCGTAGGGCGCACGGCGTCGGGGATGTCTATGCTGTTCAGTGCAGCTAATAAAGGCCTCAAAGGCGTGGTGTCCACCATTGATACCCGCGTGGTTACGCCGATGCTATCCGCGCTGTACGCGTTCAACATGATGTTCGAGGACGACCAGTCAATAAAAGGCGACGCGCAAGTAGAAGCCCGTGGCGCGATAGCGCTGATGCAACTTGAGACTCTGCAGCTACGTCGTAATGAATTCCTGCAAGCAACCGCTAACCCGGTGGATATGGAGATCGTTGGCAAAGAGGGCAGACGCAAAGTCCTCCGTGAAGTGGCTAAAGGGCTTGAGATGGACGTCAATGAGATAGTGCCACAGGAGAGCGCTCAGCAAGGGCAACCTCCGCTCACTGGGGAGGGTCCTAACGGGCAGCAGTCAGTGAGTACGCCGAACGAAAACCAGCAATTTACGGGGCAACCGGGAGTGGCTAACTTTAGCAACAACAATATGCGCAGTGCGCAATGAGTGTGATACACTATGAAAATGGACAAACGAGCAACGGCAGCACTGGCTAGAATCAGTGCTAGCGAACCTCATTTCCTAGAGTGGTTGCAAGACCGCTTAGTGCAGCATCAAAACCAGATGGTTACTCAGATGGATGAAGTTGCAGTGCGTTGGGCACAAGGTCGGGCACAAGAGGTTAAGGATATTATCCGAGACTTTGAGGACGCGGCAAAAACTTAGAAAAGCGGGATGGAAGGCATCAATATGAAAAGCTGGACAAAACGCATCAAAGGGCTATAACAATGAACTCAGGATTTGATCCAAAGAAATTAGGCGAAGAGGCCGACCAAATGATCGCTGAACTTAACGCACGGAACGCGGACGCGCCGGACGGGGATACCCCCGCTACCGCAGACTCCGCAGCCCCCGACGCGCCAGTAGCAGATCAAGCGGACACCATCGTAGAGTCTGGTGAGAACCCAGACGACCAAGGCGTAACCAGTCCAGACACACCGGGCGATTTAGAGAATAAAGCTGTAGACTTTGGCGCTCAGATAGCGGAACTGCAAAAGCAGATCACCCAGTCTGACCAACGCTGGAAAGTTTCGCAGGGCATGATCACGAAAAAAGACGAAGAGCTTACCGCTATGCGCCAGCTACTCAGCCGAATGGCAGAGAAAGCACCAACGCAACAAGCGGCACCAGTTACAGAGTCCGCACCAGCAGAGCTAGACGTATCGGGGTACAAAGAAGACTTTGGTTCAGACATGGTTGCGATGGTGCAACAAGTCGCAAACCACGCTGCTAAGGTCGCAGCGAGCGCCGAGTACGGAAAGCTGTCTACGTCCATGAACACACGCATAGGGAATATCGAAGGGTCCGTACAAGGGGTTGCTAGTCAATCTCAAAATATGGCTAACGATACATTCGAGGCGGGGCTAGATCGGGCAGTAGAAGGCTGGAGGGAGCTTAACGAAGACGAAGGCTTTAACACGTGGTTAGAACAAGCAGATCAGTTTGCGGGTGTATCGCGGCTGGACTTGCTCAGTACAGCAGTGACGTCAGGTGACGCACAGCGGGCAGCAATGTTTTTTAAGGCGTACCAGAGTGAAACAGCGCCAGCGAAACCTGTTACTACCCCTGCGGTCCCAGCGACTAAAACTGGACTGTCCGCTAAAGAGCGGCTTGTAGCTCCCGGCAAAACGAAAGCAGCAGCTCCAATCCCTGAATCAAAAAGTGCGTGGGACGGTGCGCGAGTAAACAAGCTCTACGATGACAAACGAACCGGGGCTATTACTAAGCAACAGTTCGACACCTTAGAGCGAGATATGTTCGCGGCTCAATCCGATGGTCGGTGGGCGGCATAAACTTAACGTAATTTCTACGGAGTATAATCATGTTTCCAGTAGTAAACGGGGGAGTGTCCTATTCGGGCACCTTTATCCCCGAGATTTGGTCAAAAAAGTTAATCGAGAAGTTCTACGATGCAACGGTATTGACTGCAATCTCAAATACCAACTACGAGGGTGAAATTAAGTCGCAAGGCGATAAGGTCATCATTCGTACCATCCCCACCTTGGCGATCAACGATTATGAGTCTGGTCAAAACCTGACTCTGCAACGTCCTGAAAGCCCAACGGTTGAGCTGCTTATCGATAAAGGTAAGTACTGGGCGGCAATCATCGATGATGTGCAGGCGATCCAAACTGACATCACCCAGATGAATATGTGGGCGCAAGATGCCTCTGAGCAAATGAAGATCAATATTGATACTCAGGTGCTTGGTTCTATTGTCCCGGATATTTCTGCCCTGAACAAAGGTGCTAACGCAGGTCGCATTTCCCAGAGCGTGAATCTGGGTGCTACTGGCGCGGGCTTTGCGGTTACGAAGGCCAACATCCTTGATTTGATTCTGGGCATGGGCCAAGTACTCGACGAGCAGAACCGACCTGAAACAGGCCGTTTCCTCGTTATGCCATACTGGGCCACTACGCTGTTGAAGCTGTCCGACATCAAAGATGCGTCTTTGACTGGTGATAGCGGTACTCCACTGCGTAACGGTCGTACTGGTATGATCGATCGCTTCACTATCTATACGAGCAACAACTTGTCGCACGTTACCGATGGTGCAAATGAGTGCTTCGACTTTATCGCCGGGGTTAAACAGGGCTTGACCTTTGCGTCTCAGCTCACCAAGACGGAAACTCTGCGTGCGGAGTCTACCTTCGGAGACATTATGCGGGGACTGCAAGTCTTCGGTTTTAAGGTCATCGATGGTGATTCTCTTGTCGCTGGTTACGCCTACAACGCTACATAACAGGTATCTAATCATGGCAAATTTTACAGACTATATTAACGGTGGCCCCGTTATTGCCGCCTCCTCTGGAGGCAACGCCGCTGGCGCTCCTGCGCAGAGTATCCTCACGGGTACGTTTGACGCGGGCAAGCGCTCGCTAGCCACTGCTACTGTCGATACCGCTGAGGTGATTAACATCCCGGCTGGTACGTTGGTGCATAATGTGTTCGTTGAAGTGCTCGCCGTAAATGGCGCAGGTACTTTCCACGTTGGTGACGGCGCAGACCCCGACGGGTTTGTCGTCAGTGCCAGCGCAACGGCACTGGGCTTCGTACAAGGCGCAGGCGCGCTTATCATCGCTGCGGGCACGTTCTATGCCGCTGCTGGTAAGCTCGTTGTCGCCTGCCCCGTCACTGCTACCGATCTTGACTCTCTGGTAGTGCGTGTCGTGGTAGAGTGCACCTTGATGGGCTAATCGGCGTAACCTCGCGGGGGCTTCGGCCCTCGCAACTTTAACTGGAGATAATCATGCCCGGATATTTACGTAACATTAAAACTGGCGAGCTTCGTATCAGCACTGCATTTCAGGCCAAGCACCCTGACATGGAGCCGATAAGCGAGGTAGCCGCTAAGAAAATTATGGCGGACACTAAACGAAGTGTCACAGCCCGCAAAAACGCTGCTGTTAAAAACGCTGCGAAGAACGCTAAGCTGGCGGCTACGCTGGCAGCCGACGAAGCCCAAGCAGAAGCAGACGCAACGGCGGAAGCGGTAGCAGAAGCAGAAGCCGAGCTGGAAGCCGAGCTGGAAGCCGAGCTGGAAGCCGAGCTGGAAAAAGCGGCGAAAGCGGCGAAGGTGGCAGGGGCTAAAGCAAAGGCAGCAGAAGCCGCAGCGAAACCAAAAGCTGAGGCCTAGCAATGACCGGGGACGATCTTATCAGTGACGTTCGCGTGCTGGTACAGGACGCCACCAAGCCTTACCTGTGGTCGGATGATGTTATCCTAAAGTACCTACGCGAAGCAGAGAAGCTGTTTTGCAAGGGTACGCACATCCTTGTAGACCCCGACGTATCCACAACCGTCGAAGCGAACACGCCCACTCATAAGGTGGGCGATACCATCCTGCGGATATACGCCGCTAAAATAACAGGCGCTAGCAAGCAGCTTGGTAGGTTACGTGGCGCACCGTACGCGGCGCACATGAGCGACACCATCGGCACCCCACAGTATTTCACTACAGGGCTGGGTGACAAGTACATAACAGTGTACCCCGCTCCAGACGTAGAGACTGCGCTCGACCTTATCTGCGCGATCATGCCGAGTAACTTCGTTGAGCTGGATACGGAGTCAGAGGTGCCGGAAGAGTATCAGCCTGCATTGGTTGACTACGCAACATACCGCTGCCTTATAATCCCTGATGAAGACGGGGAGAACATGAACACCGCTGAGCTTTACGAGAACCGCTGGCTTGCAGCCGTGCGCGACGCTAAAGCTGAGATATACCGATACCGTACTGGCGACAAGCTAGTCTTAACCCACTGGGCAGGAGCAAGAAATGGTCGCTATTAGAACCGCGCAGAGCTACGACGATATAATCAACGAGCAAGCTGGCCTGCAACGTCGAGCGCTTGACCCGTACCGGGAAACTAATGCACGCATCAACGAGCAAGCTGGCCTAGCCCTTAGAGCGCCTGACCCGTACCGGGGAACCAATGCACGCATCAACGAGCAAGCTGGTCTAGCCCGTCGCAACCCACACCGAGCAGCAAACGCACGTAGTAACGAGCAAGCTGGCTTAGCCCGTCGCGCTATTCCTACTAAGGAGCGACGCCCTTTTTTCAAACCCACTGTGGCGTCCCCGGAGACTATAGCTAGCCTGAACGCTGGCACTTACGAGCCCCCTACTACACGGAGAACGAGTGCGCAAGAGCCCGCAATAGTGACTGCGGACGCCCGTCACGCTGCGTTTAATAAATTGCAGGACGAGTACGATATATCGCGGCTGCCCCCAAAAGAGCGAGCGTACGCTGCAACACTACCTAGTGTTCCTCCGGGCGGCGCAGACGCTATATCTAGCGGGTATGCACGCGTAGCGCAAAACGAAGCAGCGGCAAGGGCTAACGAGTTCTCTTTGTCGAACGACCCATACGAGACTCCCATCGATGCAAACGAGTTCGCTGCACTAGGCTCAGCGCCTACCCGCGTAGGGCCAGCAGCAGGGCCAGCAGCGGAAGCGGGGAGCACCTCCGGGGTAACCAAGACTATCGATGAGAACGGCAACCCGGTGTACACGTACGGCGGTGGGTATGATCCGGAAGACCGAACGCTGGACCCTAATTTCATAGGCATGGATAGTACAGGCAGGCCCATGTACTCTGAGGACACTAGCCAGTCCGCGCTCGCTCGTGCCCGTCGCTTACCTGCGAACGCAGAAAACACAAGGCTGCTTGGTGAGCTGGAACGCAACGACAACCAGTCTAATAACGAGCAAACTAGACAGCGAGCGGTATCTATGATCGCAGCGATGACTGCAGATATTAATGCCTCTGGGATGTCTGAGAGAGGGGCCGCCGACCTAGACCTTGTAATGGCCCTCGCAGGCGATCCGCAGCAGAGCGTACAAGCCTTCGGTTCTGGCCCAGAGGCAATACAGAGCATGGGCGCAGCGATACAAGAGATATTCGACAGGGAGCCGCCAGCCGTTGCAGACTTCTACCAGAAGCAGATGCAGAACTTCTTTGGTGGCCCCTCTGCGTTTGGCGCACAAAAATTCGCAGACGGCGGCGAAGTTGAGGAAGCTGGGGAAGAAGAGTACAGTGGCACCTCCGTAGACCCGCAAGCGCAAGGCGCGACTGCAGGGCTGGACAGTGGTGATTACGTGATCCCCGTAGAGGCGATGCGCTTTTATGGAAGTAAATTCTTTAAAGACCTTATTGAGAAAGCGGAAAACGCAGAGGACTAAACATGGCGGACGACACACGGGTAGCATTTCCTAGGTTATCTGCGCTGCGGGCTGCGCGAGAACGGGGCGAAGCTCCGCCCGCTGATTCTCCTCCAAGCGCGTTTCCTAGGCTAGCTGCTATACGTGCAGCGGGGCGTGGGCCGCAACAGAACACGAGCACCCTGCAGGACTTGGGCACCGACGTAAAGCGGGGCTTCCAAAGCATCCCCAGCGCGGCTACTGGCCTAGCTGACATACCGCTTAACCTGCTAGGTGGCAACAACTACGTATCCCGTGGCGCGGACTACCTAGGCGATCTAACGGGGTTCGACCCTGACGGCTTTGCAAAGCAGGCGGAGTCAGAGTACTCAGAGGCAAGGCAAGAAGACATACAGGCTTTTGGCGAAGCGGAAGGCTTCACTGAGAGTGCATCCCACCTGCTACGTAACCCGGGGCATTTACTGGGTACGGTCGCAGAATCACTGCCCTCTATGCTAGCGGGCGGAGCCATAGGCAAAGGCCTTAGCCTCGCTGCTAAAATGAGCGGCGTGGTTGCGGCTGGCGCTGGTGAAGGTGCTATATCTGCGGGGCAGCAAATGTCAGGCCTGCAAGAACAAGGCGCAGACCCACAAGCTGCAGCGCTCGCTTCCCTCGCTACTGGCATCACTGTGGGCGCTGTGGGCGCTGGTGGCGGCACACTCGCACAGAAAATGGGCCTGCTCGATCCGGACTTGCTAGTAGCAGGCGTGGCTCGTAGCGTAGGCGATAAGGGTATGTCACTGGCTAAGCGGGCATCACTGGGCGCTGGGCGGGAAGCTGGCGAGGAAGGAATACAGTCTGCTGCGGAAGCAGTGCTCGCTAACGCGGCCTTAGATAAGCCACTGGGCGAAGACGTTGGCAAGAGTGTCGCGGCTGGCGCGCTCGCTGGTGGAGTGCTTGGCGGGGTGACCAACCTCGGTGGCGGCAAGCAAGAGGCGCAGGTCGCTGAGGAAGTGCCCGCTGAGCCCGCTGAGCCTGTGGTGCCGTACAGCGAGGAAGTGCAGGCTATCGCTGATGCTGCTACTGGCCCCGCTACGAACCGCATGTTTAGTGACAAGCTCAGAGATCGCTTACTATCCTCCACCACTCGGGAAGAAGCAGACGAGAGCATTAAGCGCAAGTCAAAAGAGATACAGGAATCTATCCGGGCAACCCGGTTCTATAACGACCTGCCTACCTCGGCTGAAAGTAAGGCGGACGAGGAGGCGCGGGCGGACGAAGTTGCGCAGGAAGAATCTGCGGTGGCGGATGAGAACGCAAACCCAGATATTGACGAGGCGCTGCTGGAGGAACTAGACGCGGAAAACGCTGCGGCTGTGCAGGCGTTCGTAGCTACTGGAGTACTGGACGACGAGCTAAAGGACACCAAAGACGGCACACTTGTGCGCAAGGTGCAGGCTGAGCGGGACGCAGAAGCCGCTGCTAAAAAGGCGGGTGCCACGTTCGATAGTGCAGAAGAACCAACATCGGGGCGCACCTCTGCAGAGCAACTACCAAGCCTGCTGCGCACCGCCATGCAGAAAGCCAGAATAGACTCTGACGGAGTGCCGCAGAAAGAAGCCATGTCCAAAGAGGGGGCGCTGTCCTTGTACGGCCTAATCTCCGGGCAGACTGAGCGGACGGAAGACGCTGCCACCATCAACGCATATAACGCTGCAGTGCGCGACGTTAAGACGGCTAAGACCGAGTTCCGGGAAGGGCTGAGCAACGTGATCGGCAAGAATGGAACTGCTAATGCGGAGATCAGGGTGCGACGTAGCGTGGTTAAGAACGGCAAGCACAAGCACTACACCTATGTGCTGGAGCCAATCGACCCGAAGCTAAAGGCGTTCCTCGAAGGCATTACTAAGATGCCGGACAACGTGCGCATTAAAGAATCTGTGCGCATTGCTATAACGAACACAGCCCGCAAGCTGTCTATAAAGCACAAGCTACCACAACTACGAAAGCTCACGTCCTCGATAGTGGGCAGCACTGGCGCTGTGCAGCGAGCATACGCCCCGGGGGTAGTCACTAACCACGTTAAGCGCACCCGTAAGAACATGGAGGACCCGTTCGACAAGAGCAATGCAGCGGACCCGAAAACCATGTACAACCTGTTCGACACCCTGTCTACGCTGACAGGCAAGTATGACACGATCAGAGGGCACCTAGGCAAGCGCACAGAGGGACGGCTCACCAAAAAGGGCACGCTTACCTCCAGCGCCATAGACACCTCCCCAGACATGGAGATTACGCGTATTGCTGACATAGAGGCGATACGCAATAAGAAAGGCCCCACGAAGGCGGAGAGCGCTCGCGTAGCTAAGTATGATGCAGACGTAGAGCACTCAATAGCGATGGCGAACATAGCGGCTAAGGGTGGCGCTGGGACGAACGTGGAAGGCCTGTACCAGATAACTGACGAGATCGATGCGCAACTGCGCAAGATAGAGCTGAGGTTCGGGCAGAAGAATGTCCTACGTGCTATGGAGCTGGGCAAAGAAGAGCTGTCAAAAACAACTAAGGCCAACCAGTCTAAGGCAGGCAAAGACACAAGCCCTGCGGTTCGGTTCAGCACCCTGTACCGGGACTACCGGGCAGGCGGGGTTAACTTCGGCATCGAGACTGCGGCGATCCGGCACACTAAGACACAGCAAAAGTCGCACCGGGAGACATACAAAGCCAAAGACTTTACTCCGGAGGCTGTGCGGTTTACCAGCGACGGGGCTAACGTAGAGAGAAAAGCTGGGCAGCTCGCTACGCGCATCGAGGAGATCATCGAGGAGAAATCGCAAGAGCGAGCCTTCGCGGACACCGCTAAAGCTTTAGGGGTGGACCTGTCTAAGGGCACTGAAAAAATGAAGGCCCGTGCGCGTAGCAGGGTAGCAAAAGAGCTTGATAAGAACCCGCGATACTACCCGCCTATGCAGATGCTCTTGGAGTCACTGAGCGGACGCATGAGCCCTACGACTACCCTCATGGCGCGGCACCTGCGGGGCATCATCCAGCAGAGCGCTAAAGCTATGCAGCTAGCACGGTCAGGCTCTACTGACCTACGCGTACTTGAGTTCGACGACTATATCGATAGTATAGACCTAGTTGTGCACCCGGAAGCCTCTAGGCCTGCCGTAGGCAGCAAGGGGCGCGCTGCAGGGATGTTTGAAACTGTGAACGAGGAGACAGGCCGACCTACTATCCACCTATGGCAGAACGGCGCGAACCCCAGAACAATAATACACGAGATGCTGCACGCTGTAACAGCAGGCATACTAGCGTCCCCCAACACCCAGACAGATAACCAGCGAGCACTTGTTGCTGATCTGGAAGCCTTGATGGGCGATGTTGTATCTACGCTCCCTGCAGAGCAAGAAAAGCTCAGCGCTATGTCTGCCGACATGCAAGCAGCGAGAGCCAAAGCTAAGAAGCAGGGCACAAAACTACACCGTACCCCAGCGGATAAGCAGCTCATGCGCGACCAGCAACGGCTAGTGCAGATACTCACCATCTTAAAGGGCAACGGCGGAGTAGACGAGTTTGTTTCCTACGGCATGACCGAGGTGGGTTTTTCAACGTGGATGAACGAGCGCAGCGCCCCGGCGGGCTTCGTTGGCAGCAAGCCAGCCAAGCAAGGGCAGTCATGGTGGCAGGTTTTCGCCCACAAAATTAAGCTGCTTATCGGTGGCGGTGTAGCTGCGATAAAAGACAACGTATTTAGCGAGTTCATCGACGCAACCTCTGGGCTACTCGGGGAAGTGTACCGCGCCTCCGACGTGGGCAACGACGTGTTCTCATTCCAACAGGGGCCTGCTACGCTCGACGCGGCTGCAGACTTCGGTAACTGGAAAGGGCAGTACGCCCCGGAAGAGGGCAAGGCGTCTAGCGGGGACTACTCGCAAGGACAACGGGACGTGGACAGGAACATAGCCGCGATACGGAAAAACACCAACGACAAAAAGCTTGAGGCTGCTAAGACTGACCAAAACTTGCGTGCTGCAGAAGAGCGCACACGAAAGAAAGGAGAGACAGCGGTAGGGCACCGTAAGAACAGTGCGGACATAACTTTCGTAGACAAGCTTGAGCGCATGATGCTCGACGGCATGACTAACTTCGGCACCGGGGGCAGGTACACCAGCTATGAGCTATGGGCGAAGGAGCGACTGCTAGACCGCTCAGGCAACGCGATCAATACTGCGCTGGAGAATAAGAGTGATCGATGGCTCGTAACGATGGTGGGCAAGCTGCTTAGCAAGACAGTTGACCAGCTAGGCACCCCGATAGGCTTTCGTAACATCATGCACAGCTTCGAGGCAAACAGCGGTGGCGCACTGAACGCAGCATACGCAGCATACGAAGCCACGGCTTCTTTCAGCGATGACATCCAAGTAGGCATCATCGACTACATATATGACCGCGACGAAGCCCAGCTTACAGCGATGATAAACGACGAGGCCAAGTCCCGTACTGTGCTGAACGTGGTCAAAGAGCTAGACGATCTGCTCGCCACAGCGAAGCGGCTCAACAGGGTGCATCCGAACCACCTAGACGACAGCCTTGCTGACTTCCTAGACCTAGCCAAAGGCGGCAGCTTCGTGCTCAAGACCAGCGCTAACATAGGTGCAATAAAACCTGTGTCCATATCTAAGAACCGCGTGCAAGTGGCAGGTGTTAGCAGTCTCAGGCTTATAGGCCGGGACGGCGTTGAGATAGAGGGCGACAGGTGGAAGGGCAAGAAATTCAACCGGGGAACAAACACTCCGGAAGGGCATGACGTGTTCATAGAAAGCGGGGCGGACGTATCCGTGTGGGACATATCCCGCGCCACGTTCATACCGGGGGACACACGCCCATACAGGGTGAACAGCGCTGCTAATAGCAACGGAGAGTTTACCCTGTCACGGCAGAAGACGCCGAAGGAACACAACTCAGAACAGCAAACCCTGTTCAGCGCCAGCACTAATACGTCCTCAAGCAAGGACCGTGCGGTCGTTATGTCAGCGCTAACTGAGCTTATGCAGGACTGGGCGCACAGCATCGAGGGGTACAATGCAACTAAAAGCTTGCTCGACATGCAGGACGGGCTTCTCGAAGAAGACGGCACCGATAACAGGTTCATCCTAGACAACACCCCGGAAAACAAAGCTGCGCTTATGGAGGAGATACCTGCATCGCGTAGGCTAGACTTCACTGAGCGGGATGAGGCGACTAGCCGTGAAGCGCAGAACCTACTGCGACTGCCGGGGTCATGGGTGCTGCTGCCTGATAACACGGAGACTGAGGCGCTCATGGGTGACATGCGCGGCAAGTACGTGTCTGGGCCAGTCTACATGGCGATGCGTGACTTCTACGACAAAGAGCCCATCATAAAGTCAGAGTCGTTCCGGGCAGCGATGGCTACGTGGAAAGTGAACAAGACAGCTCTGTCCACCACCGCACACGTAAACAACGTGCTGGGCAACGTGACACTAGCGTACTACCACGACATCCCACCAGCCAACATAGCGAAGGCGTCTAAGGTAGTGCTGCGCGCTATGTTTAAGCCTGAGTCATTGGAGCTACCCCAGTTCGCTGAGGAGAAAGCGCTGTGGCAAGAGATGCAGAACATGGGTGTTACGCTCGCTGCAATCAAAACGGCTGACTTCGACCTAGAGTCAACCAAGTCTATCTCGCAGTATTTAGAGGACAAGGCCAGCAGCAACAGGGGCTTGCTAGCGGTGTACACAGCGATGGAGACGGTACTGAGTAAGTCGCTAGACGCATACAGCAACCAAGACAACATATTTCGTCTGGCACTGTACATGACTACTATCCAGAACGACGTAGGGTTTCAGCAGACGAACGAGGCCACCGTCGAGCTAAAGCAGGAAGCTGCCCGGATAGCAACACAGGGCTTTGTGGACTATCGTATCCATGCTCCGTGGGTGCGCGCAGCCAGAGGCACCGTACTGCCGTTCGTGGCATGGCCTTACCGCATGGTGCCACTCATGTTTAAGCTTATGATTACGAAGCCGTGGAAGGCCGCTAATACAATCGCAACCATATCGGCGGTTAACGCTGCAGCCTACGCGTTCCTAGGGGCAGGTGAGGACGACGAGGAGTACGAGCGAAGTGTGCAGCCAGAGTGGTATCAGAAAGGCGTTAGCTGGCTCCCCGGCGTGCCGTCAAATATCCGCATGCCGTTTGGCTCCCCAAGGGAAGACGCTACGTTCCTATCACTTAGCCGCTCAATACCGCTAGCGGACATAACAGACTTCTCAGGTAGTGGCCTGCCCGCTCTACTTAGCATCGGCGGCCCTGCAGGGATACTCGCCAGCGTAAGCTTTAACTATGACCCGTTCCGGGGCGAAGAGATTACCAACGGCACCGAGGACGTGGCTGGATGGCTGCAGAAAAACGCGGAGTTCCTAGCTAAGGGCATAGCCCCCGGCGCGATCACCAACGCAATGCGGTTCGACACTAAGATGGACGAGGTTGGGCCACTTGGGGAGGAGTATAATTTCTGGGTAGAAGCATCGAGGGCACTTGGCATAAGTATGTTTCAGATGAACATACCAGAAGCGGCGTACTCGAAGGATTTAAGTAGACAGGCAGTGGAACGAAGCTTTAAGATGGAGATGGGCAAACGCTGGCGGCATGAGCTGCGGCAGAAAGACCCAGATTTTGACAGCGCTCTGGACGACCGAAGCGCATTTCAAGAGCGAATGATGCAGCACATGCAGGAATTAAACGGGGAATTTGGAGGAGAATAAAATGGCGACTAAACGAAACTACGCTAAAGAATACGCGAACTACCACGCGAAGCCTAAACAAAAGAAAAACCGCGCTGCCCGCAATCAAGCGCGGAGCAAAGCGGTTAAGGCTGGTAGGGCGTCTAAAGGTGACGGCAAGGACGTTCACCACGTTAAGCCACTAGCCAAAGGCGGCTCCCGTACAGGGCGCACCGCCGTGGTTAGTAAGGCGAAGAACCGCAGCTTTAAGAGGACGAAGAAGGCGGGCATGGCTTAGGCGGAAGGTCGTACACCAGTGCCTCTAGTTCCTCATCTATGCTCGCTACCATTTTACTTGCCATGTCCGCAGCAAACTTATCAAGAAGAGGCTCGCTCCATATCGTAGGGAAACGCCCCGGCAAGGCTACCTCTACGAACTCTATCCCGCGCCGCTCGCTCAAGTGCTGCTCTTCCTCAGTCGGTTCCAGCGGCTTCACGGCACGGGTTCTAACATGTTAGAAGCTCTGGCGATCGCTCGCTTATCTTTCTCGAAGTCCGCCAGCTCTTTCAGCACCCGCTTCTCTTCCCTTGCTGCGGCGTTGCTCGCAGTACGTAGCTTCTTAGCCCGGGCTACCTTGGCGGGGAGTGACCACCACTCAGGCGGAACGTCATGGGTGCCACGCATAAACTCATCAGCGGTAGCGTCCATCTCGAAGTGCTTTTCTTCCCTAGGCCAGTCTTCGCCTTGCTGGCTAAAAGCGCAGCAGTACGTGTAGTAACAGTCTGTGTAGTTGTGTGCCATTTTATCCCACCTCCCTAATAACCAGCAACACAGCAGAGTCTTGCTGTGGGCCTACCTTTTCTAGCGACGCTATAGCAGGAGTGTAAGACTCAACCCCGTCCCTGCCGTTATCGATCACCATCTCTAAATCCCAGTGTCCTAAAGACTCCGCTGCTTCGATGAGTATCTTTAGTTCTTTCGTTCTCATCCTCATTCTTCCGCCCCCGCTGGAGCACCAAAAGCTTCTCGCTGGGCGTTAGCGTCCCCCGCCAGCGCACATTTGCTTATCCTACGTATCGGCTCATTCGTTTTGCCACAATAAAACCAAGTGTCCGGCCCGCTCTTCCCTGTGTACCCAGAATGGACCCGTGGGTACTCTAAGAACGGGCACCTAAACCCGCTAGCGAGGCAGTTACCCGACATCCTCATTCTTCCGCCCCCACTTCCGGTGCCGCCTCAAACAAGGCCTGCCCCTGCGTGCTTCCGATAAGCTCGTACAGGTTTGTAGGGCAGTCGTTCTCACTGTAGACTTGGCCCGCTTCAATTTTCGTATCGTTCATTTTGTTACCTCACAAAATAGGTCTGTAAATATAACGTAGTCAGCGTAGTACTGCTTGCCACAGTCTTCGTTGCCCGCTTTGATTATGCTGCCGAACAGGGAGAACACGAACAGCAGGACACCTACCGTCGTTACCGCGCTCATAACGTGCTTTGCAACTTGCCTCTGCGCGTACCTCATTTCGCCGCCTCGCCAATCCAGTCTATCCAGAAGTCAAACATAGTTGGCTCATCTGTGAATAGTAATAGCCCGAGCGATATGATTACCCCCGCCCAAAACATACCCAAGGCAAACGAATTTATAAGCTCTATTATTTTCCATAGTATTTTCCAGATCATTTCGCTGCCTCGCTTAGTCTGCAATTATCTCTATGCCCTGAGTTATTTGGTAGTTCTCCGTTTAACATGCCTTGCGGCGGCTTAATGCCTTTGCAAATAGGGCAACAACTCCAGCCGGTGCAATAGCTGTACACCGCACTCCATTGCAATTCAAGCATCAACGCCTTGAGCTTGGCTATCTCAGATATATGATCATAATGCTTAACGTATTCGCCTAGCTCACTATAAGCCATCATACATTTACAACCATCTGGCGGTATATCTGCATACATCCCGTATCGTTTCAATTCACTCATCATCTATCTCCGCCATGCCCATTAAATGCTGTTT